TTGGGTTTGAAGCGCATTACCTCAGCTTCTCTGTTAAATAACATCTGCCAAGAAAACTCCATGTCACCAATGCCGGGCTGTAGTAATTGCTCGGGTGATTGATTAATCCATAGTTGGGTATCTGGTCTAGCAACTACACTCCTGCGTAGTTGGTTTGGGTTGAACTGAAAGTCTAAACGAGCACCCATATTGTTAATGTGATCGCTACGATCTATAGCGGCTTTAGGTCCGGCATGGCTGCCATGTTCAAGAAGCCGCATATAGCCCCTAGTCATCTCATGATCAATAGGTAATCTAACTGGATAATCATATTTAGGATTTCTCAAGTTAGGATCAAAGTAAGCATTACTATCTACAGTTGTAGTTGTGTTTGCCGTATCCCAATTAAAACCGTTCATTATGATCTCCTCAATGCAGATATAGCACTAGAACTTTCTATTAAATTAATTACTTTCTGTGCCAGTTTCTCTGCGTCAGCGGCTGAGTTACCTGACCCTTGCATATTTATGGTTGGTGCGATTGTTATGGAAGATCCGCCACCTACCCTTTCGCTGTCACCAATGTCTGCGTAGCCACCCATAGACATAGACTCAATAGACTCAGAGATACTCATGCCAACGGTGCTGGAAAATGTTGGCACACTACTACTTGATGTAGCTGCCACGTTGGTAGTTGATCTACCTCTAGCACCAAACGTAACGGCTGCTGAAGGTTTTCTATGTGATGTTACATCTGCGGTGCTACGAACACCAGAAGGGGCTACATGCCATGGTTCACCAAAACTGGCACCATGTCGTAGTCCAAATCTTGCGGCGTTAGCCATGATCCAATTATACGAAGATGGTGGTCCTAAGTCAGCAGCGTGACCAGTCTCGTGCAGTGAACTGCCCGGAGGGGCTGCGGGACTAGCGCCCGGATTTAAGCTCCATGTCTTGCCATTCCAACTTATATCTCCGTCAGGGCTTTCTGTGTGCCTTGCCCTGAATAAATTCTCTTGACTCACACTACTACGTACACCGCTGGTAAGTTTCAATGGCACGCCCGCATCGTCAGCGGCATTCTTCATGTTTCTCAAACTAGAAGCAAAGCCACTATTCATTCCGGGTTGTGCTAGGTGCTCGCTGTCTCCAAGACCCAAAGCGCCACCTATTGATCCTAGCCCTCTTATCCACCACTTGTTTGTTAAGCTGGTTTGGGCACCAATGATGCCGCTAAGTTGATCTTCTAGTTTGGCAAACACCTTTATCAATCCTTGTGTGTTCTTCTCTAGTTGTGCGTAGTTGTCCACCTGCCGTCTATAAAACTTCTCTGATCTAAGTGTTTCTTCCATACGAGTACGCTGTTCTTCCATAGCGAAAGAGTCATCAACGCCCATCGCACCCCTATCACCCTCGCTAGATGGGTCATAGAATCCACTGCCACCTCGTTTTTTGAATTGCACGTTCTGCTGTGCATACTGAAGTACAAAGTTTTGCATATCATCAGGAAGACCCATACGACTAAGGTTTGATCTGGTCATTGATCCGGGCTGGAATGCTCCGGCAACAGAAGTTTCATTGGTTAGTCCAAGGCGTTGTATTAGATTCTGGATAACTGCCATGGGGTCATTAACCTTCCCCCCTGCACCATAAAGTCCCATACCTGCCATCAACGTCATCATGTTAGACGACCCGGGTTGTGCTAACGCATTGATCATGCTTGCACCCTGTCCGGCTGTTAACCCAAAACCTGATGCAACCCTCATAGACTCAACAGAGCCTGCGATCTGGTTGGCGTTTATACCTGTTGATGCCTGCAAACTAAGCAGTGGTTCTATTGCATTTCTTCCAAGAAGCCTGCCAGCTAGTGGTTGACGGTACTGTGATTGGTATTGCAACTCACTGCCACCGTACATTTGCCGGTATAGTAATCCTGTCCTATCCGCAGTTAAGGCGTGACCATACCCCGATTGTACTCGGCCAGCTATCACCCCTCCTACTTGCTGTAGGTTGTTTATAGTATTTTTAAACTTATCAAGTAAGCCACCGCCAGAGTCTTCAGGTGGAGGGCTTCCGGCTGCGGCTTGCTGTGCGTATGATTGGCCTGACGTGATGTAGTTAGGGTTTGTTTGGATGCCACCAGCGGATGTTCTGCCAGAGCCACCGCCCCCTAGTGATATGCCACTAAGATTACCCTTCAGATTTGCGGAACTCTTTACTAGTGCGTCCATGTCGGACTTCACACTCTTAAGAGTTTTGCCAAGGTTCTCGAACTCTCGGTTTATTTCACGCATTCCCTTAGTGTCAACTTCCATACGTGCTTTCATAGTTTGGAAGTTGCGGTCTGTGCGCCCGCCACCACCAGTAAAGAAGTTACCTAGACCTGCTTGGTCTTGCGTGTCGTCAGCCATTAGTTAGAGGCCCTCCATTGTGACATACCACTCCAGTAGGAGCGCTGTCGTATTGACATGTCGCGTATGTCACTCAACGAAAAGCCGGGATAGCCTTGAGCGATTATGTCATATTCCCAATAAACGTGAGTCAAATTAACTATATAAAAGGGAGGCCCAGTCGAGCATCATGACAATAGGTTCGTCGCAATGAGCGCAAGGGGCTTCCACCTCCTCCATACTCGGACCGGGTTGATCATCCAACACGGTGTTTACAATTTTCTTACGATCAGCAATGGAGATTGCTTTAGCCCATTGTTGCTTGACCGCTATTGTTCTGTCGTCATCCCATACAACACTGTTAGCTACAATGGCTGTAGTCTGCTCTGCGATAGTTTCGCCAGAAGATGCGATGGCTTGGGCATCTTTACCAGTTAAGTACTTAACTTGTACCTCGGTGCCATCCTTCATGGTTACCTTTCTAGCCTTAGTCAAAGATTCTTTCGCCTCTGTTATGGGAAAGTCTTTATCTAAGTCAACCTGTACGTCACTGGTAGAAGAGCAAGAACCACATGTAACTGTGAAGTCTCGCAAATTACCATACGTGGCTTTGATCACACCAAGAAAAAGCATATCCCTGTCACCGATCAACAGGTCGTCAATCAATGTTGGGTTATCTGCTACCTTCTGGCTACCAACAGACATGACTGCTCGATTAAGAAGAGCAGATGTATATTCTGCATATGTCAGATCGTCATTAGTACTAAGTCGAGCCAACTCTTCTTCATCCTCTCCAGTCATCTCTCTAACAGTCGCAGTTTTCTGCCACTTACCTGTGTCTGTGCTCAAAACCCCCCTAAGTAGCTTGACGGTTGTTGGTGCCGCCTCAGCCATTTCAGGTGGTTTGTCTTTTATTGCTTCGTTAACTGAAGCGGCATCTGCCGCCAAGTCTTCACTCATTGAATCCTCCTAGGTAATACGAGTTTTATATTTTTGTTTAAGCGTTGTTTGCTACATCCCAATCCATTGAGAATCCCTCATGATGTAATTGCATCTGTTGAATTAAGATGCCATTGTCACCAGCGTTAAGGTCACTAATGGAGTACGATCCGGGCCAAGCGTTGTACAACTTAACCTGTAAACGTGTAGGTATTGGGCTGTCCACCACTCCGGCATCAGTGTCAGTAGCATAGTTAAACCCAGTGGCAGTTACTGGGTGATCATAAACAGAAATGGTAACCTCACAGCGGTACTCTGACTCTTTGCCAGTGTCTCCACCTCCAGTTGATCCATTTGCTACACCACCTTGCCACGCATGTAAAAATTGTTGCCAATTATACAAGGACTGTCCTGAGGCAGATGCAAAAACACCTCGCGCCAGCGATACTGGTGCGAAGTCTGATTGACCTACCATCTTGTGTGGGTGTGTGTTCATTCCACCTTCTCGGTAGGGAATGACTTCATTGGTAACGGCTATACCGGACATTTGAGCAAACCCCATATTAGGTAGGTTCTCAGCTAACGTCGCTAGTGGTCCGCCACCGGCTATTGGTTGTATTTGAACCCGAAACTTAAAGTTTCTTAGTGGGTCAGTGCGTGTTACTGTTGGCATTTATTTGTCCTCCTAGACACTCTCTACGGCGCTTGCCCCGCCAGTCCATTGACTGACATTTACTATTATGTACTCAGCCGGATATTGCAAGGCCAAGCCCACCTCCACATGTAGCTCGCCGTTAGCGATAGTGGAAGTGGAGTTATTTGTTTGGTTACAGGTAACGTAGAAGGCTTCTGTTTGTGACGAGCCTTTAAGCCCACCTTTACTCCAGAGTGCCCTCAATTCATTTTCTATAACGGTTATCACTCTTTGCCTAAGGCTTGAATCATTAGGTTCAAATACGGCAAAGTTTGTGATTTCTTTACAACGAGCCTTAACAAAGTTAAGTGTTCTCCTGATTGGTATGTACTTCTCTGGAGAGGTCATTGCTAAAGTGCGGGTACCATTTATGATTGCTCCTGTACCGGGAACCAACCTGATGGGGTTAATGTTTGCAGCATAAAGCGTGCCCTCATCTGCTTCAGATAAGTTAGCAACTAAGCCAAACACATTGCCTATGTCCATATTGAAACCCGCAGGTGCTTTTGCCACCGAACCCATACGCTCTGCCTTTCCGAAAATGGCCGAAATGGCACCTCCAAGTGGAGCCTTGCGTATAGCTGCCGGTCCAGTTTTAGTTGGATCGGATACGGTAGCTGCTGGATAATAAGCTGCTGCGTAGCCACTGTTGGTTAGTGGGCTAACAGCGGTAACCATTTCAGCGGCTGTGGTCTTTGTGGGGTCTGCATCAACAATAACAAAGGCTGTACCTCTTGTTTGTGCATAACTAATTGCGTTG